AAAGGTAGAGGGAAACAAGGACTGGCCTGAATGGATGGTCATGGGTAGCGTCACGATGGCTGAGGCTGCACGCCGAATGGCGCAGTGGAAGTACAACTTCAGCAAAGAAAAGAAGACACCCAAGACCCTGCGAATACTTGTCCGAGAGCAGGATGGTAGCGGCAAAGAGTTCCCCTTCGATGTTGAAGTCAAGGTCGCGTTCAGCGTCACATGTATTCGAGGAGATGAGTAATGGGCGGCAGTGCAAGCAAGCGAAAAGGCAACGGGTACGAGCGAGAGTTGGTCAAGCAAGCGGAGGAATCTGGCCTCGAAGCTAAACGCGCTTGGGGGTCAGACGGTCGTTCGATGGGAATGCACGAAGAAGTGGACTGCCTAATCAATGGTCAGAAGGTGCAAGCGAAGCGGCGAAAGGCGATAGCCAAGTTTCTCAAGCCAACGGAGCATGTTGATGTCGTTGTCTTTCGAGAAGACGGTGGAACATCTCTGGTGCTGATTGACTGGTTCGATTGGTTGGATCAACAGAAAGAGATGGCGAACCTGAAGCAGAGGGTTCATCTTCTTGAAAGGGCAATCATCGAACAAGCAGGGGGAGGTGAACAATGATTGCAGTCTGGATGTTAATCATAGGGGTCATGATGGTCGTTGCCGGATTGCTACTCGCATCAAGGAGGGGATGGTGAACGGAAAAGGCGACTCGCCGCGAGCAGTGGACAGGGACAGGTACGAATCTAACTACCAAGAGATACAATGGAATGACAGAGGCACAGTCGATTGCGAGAGTTGTCAGGTCGGTTGTGGATACTTTGCGAAGACGGGGATGGTGTGTTTCCCAAAGCAGGAGCAACAAGAGCCTCAGTCGGTACGTCTACGCAAAGAAAGAGAACAAAAAAATAAAGATCAGGGTTAGCGACCATCACCCTAACAGCAAGACAAGTAGCGACCTCAACTTCTACCCAAGAACATACAAGCAGCAAAGGCTTGCTAGGTATCTCGATGGGCGAAAGCACAGGTACAGGCTAAAGAGAAAGAAACCTCGCTAGTCTTCCTTGGCACAAAGTATGTCAACTTGCTCAATACACGAACGCAAGATTGTGTAAGTAGTTGTGTTGTGATCGCACTTGCGACGACGATTAGCATACGCCCATGACGCCACGATCACAGATCGTTTCGTGATGCTGATGATGCGACCAAAAACCGTGAACTTCTCTGCCTTTGCGCCCTTGCTACTTTCAACATGATCGAGAAAGGTGATGGCGACTGAATCGTTTACCTTCATTTTTCTTCCTTGATTAGCTTCTGGGGCATCGGCTCGAAGTAAGCAGTGTGACCATCTATCACAACAGCACAGCCCAACACGCTCTTCTGGTTGTATTTGCGTCCGTATTCAAAATGCAGGCTTTTGTCGCTAACACCGCATCCCGTCTGGCAACCAAATATTCGATGCTTCGTGTTCGCTGAATATTCTACGCCACCCTGCTGATGCAGGTGTCCTTGAACAAGGCTGCAATGTTCCGAGTTGGCGTTTGATAGCGCAGCCATTCTGCCACCTTTCCCTTTGTCGCCGTGCCTATAAATCACGTTGTCGATCCGCAAGTCAGTGTAGCGTGGGTGTGCTTTCCATTTCACATTCCATATCTGGCCCGGCTTCCGAAGATAGTCGTGTGGCAAGCCAACTTCGTCAGCCCATCGCCACGGAAGAATGTCGTGGTTTCCCAGAAGCCAGTCAGCACGGGGAAACATTTTCGTCAACTTATCAATCTGCTCTTGAGCTTTCTCTTTCTCTCGGACAGGGTTCTTCAGCTTAGGGTTCTTCTTGTGAAAGTTGAGTGCCAAGTTGTCAACCAAATCTCCGATGTGAACCACTCGCTCACATTGCCACTGGCTGTGAATGTCAGCTAACCACTCTGGGTAGCGTGGATGCATTGCTGGGCAATGCGAGTCGCCTATGACGAGAACACGCGCCATCTTCACCCTCCGTGTTATGTGGAATCTTGCTCATCGAGAAAATCTACAGTCCACTTGACTGAAGACATTCTTCGATTCCCGACCTTTCGCGTCTTGAGTTTGATTCTGCCAGAAGAGGTGGCAACGCCAAACAAGTACCAGTTTCGCACCGTGGACCTTGGTACATCAATGATTCCCCTGCTGTTAAGCCGTTCACGCAAATCGGACAACGGCATTAGCGCAGAGTCTTCTGTGTTTAATTCAAGCTGCCTCACTTGTTTCCTTTTTTTTCTGTTGTTCATTTCAGTGCAAGCCTGGCCGGTTAAGTCACTTTAGCCTTGCAAGAAGAAAATGCAGGTCCATGCTTTCATAATCTAAAACGGTCAAACCAAAATCATTTTCCAAACGAAGTGGTGAAACATGAGCAACGACTCTGTTGATGAAACAGAGCAGGAGGCTACAGACGGAAGCGAGTTGGACTCTCAAGATGCTTCCCCGGATGAAAGTACGTTTGATCAAACCTTGGAGTCAGCGGTAGCCTCAGCCGCCGACTCACAAGTAGAGAGCGACAGTGGCACGGATGCCGCTGTAGCCTCTAATCCAAATTGGCAGCAAGAACTGGAATCTGCTGGATTCAAGTCATTCGACGACATTGACAAAGCGGTTGAAGCTTTGGTGCAACGCGATCAACAGCGTGAGCAACAAATTCAGCAATACACTGACCAGTTAAAATTCTACCAAGACCAAGCACGGTTTAGCCAACAGCAACAACAGGCTTCACCTACACCAGCTCTTGAAAGCAGTGTTGAAAGCAACGAGCCCCTCGATCCTTTAAGTGAAATACTTGATGGATGGGAAGACCCTGCGTGGGCCAATCAATACATCGAAGTAGACGAGGACGGCAACAGAGTAATCTCAGACAGAGCCGACGAAGAGACTCGCGAAAAGATTGTCAGCATCGACAGAAAGATGCGTCAGTTTCAAGAGAAGGTGAACAATCCTGCATCGCTTGCGGAGATCATCGACAAGCGTGTTGAGAAGATGATCCAAGACCGATTCGAGGACTCTTACTCTCAGAAGCAGACGGAAGCACAAGAGCAAGCTGCGGTTGATGGTTTCTTGCAAAGCAACGCCGAGTGGTTGTATCAGCGTGACCCAGCAACCGGCCAGTATGTCACAGACCCAATGTCTGGTCAGTACATCTACAGCCAGCAGGGAAACCAGTTTCTCGACTACATGGACGGTTTTGCTCAAGACGGAGTTGCAAACGTCATCAAGCAGATCGAGTACGCATCGCGATTGATGCAACCCGCGCAGCAGCAACAGCCAGTGCAGCAAGAAGCACCAACTGCTGACCAACGCCGACGAGAAATGCAAGCTCGAAAGAACAGCACGCAAAGCACACAACAGACATTCAATGGAGTGACCTCCGTTGATGGCGGGCCAACAGGACAAGAATCAATGTCGTTTGGCGAAGAAACGCTCCAAGCCATGTTGAATGGCACAGAGTAGGACAATTTTTTAACCACGGAAGGGGATGGCGATGGCCGGATTCCAGAATTTCGACCGTTTCGCATGGTCAAGATCACTTCACACCACGATGCCAAAGCTGCTTCGTGAAGTTGAAGACACAGCGAAGAAAAACTTTCAGATCATGGCACTACTTGAAAGTGCAGGTCGCATTACCACCGGACATGGTGGTGAGGGTATTCAGTGGCCGGTTCGGTACAAGAACCACAAGGCCGAAGGTGCAACTGGCGAGAACAGTCGTAACTTCACTCCAACTAATCTGTTCAAACATGCTGCGATTGACTATCGCGGTTACGAAGTGACAGATAGTATCAAGCGAAGGGAAATGGAAAAGAACAAAGGTGAAGCAGCAGTCATTTCAGTATTGAATGGCTTTGCTGACCGCCTTCGTGAATCCCTCATGCAAGAACTTGCACCGCAGTTCTACATCGACGGAGAAGATGCTGAGAACGAGCGGTTCTGGCACGGCTTTAAAACATTAGCACAGTCCAACGGACAGTCTGTTGATGTTTCCGATGGCTCTATCGGAGCTAAGGATCAAGCTGATAAGGTAGCCGCTCCTTCAGGTAGCTACGCTAACTTGAACATGGGCCTTGGCTACTACGGCGGGGCGCAGGCAAGCGGCACTTCATGGCCGACTGCTACCCAAGACCCTCAGTACGATTTCTGGTCTGCCTTGCAAATTGTCAAAGACAGCACTGCATGGACCGGATCAACTGACGGTGCAAAGCTTGAGAAAGCACTTCGCTTTGGCATCACACATGCACAGCGTAACAGCACCATCGATGGACAGATCACTAACGTGTTCATGGATCGTTCGATGTTCATCGACCTGAAGGATCACAACGATGGTCGTCAGACTATTGAAGTGACTAACTCACCAGGCTCTCTTCGTGAATTGGGCTTTCGCAATGTAATGCTCTTTGACGGAATAGAACTGGGATTTGAGTCGGCAGTTCCTTCTGGATACGCCTTCGGAATCAACTTGGCCTGCATGGAGTTGTTAGCACTGACCGACAACTTGTTTGAAGATGAAGGTGGCCCTCAGTACGACATCAACACTCAATCGTTGAATGCTGTTGTTAGCACCCTGAGCAACCTCAAATACAAGTCACCACGCAACTTTGTTGTTTGGAAACCATACTCCGCTGTTTGATCTTTCGGACAGTCACTACATCAATTTCAATCAAAAGAAGGAATGTAAATCATGCAAGATCATATTGCAGATTTCAACCTTGGTGACACAATCCAAGGTCAGAACGACAGCAGCGTGGACATCAACACCTCGCTTGACGGACGGGAATACACGTTCCCTGTTAGCGAAGCTGTGGCTTCTGGTGCAGGCATGAGCAATCGAACTGTCGGTCGCCGTGTCGTCGCTCGCGTACTCCGCAACAAGACTGGTGGAACGCTTGCTGCTGGCGAGATCGTTGTTGTTGATCTCGACGGTGGACACGCAGGACTGGGAACCGCAGATGCCAAGTCATCTGCTGGCGACCGATGCTGCTTGGTTGTTGACCCATCGCTTGGTTCAGATACCGTTGCAGCAAACGATCTTTTCTACGGAATCGTCAAAGGCCCGACCAAGATCAAGCAGCCAGCTTCGGCAGTGTCTCTCACTGCTGGTGGTCAGGTTCGTGCTGGTGCAGGCGGTCGCCTTGCATCGGTAACAGAGGCAACATTGGCTCATCAGGTTGCTTCATTGGGAACTGTTGTCAAAGACGACAACACCAACAACGGGCTTGTGGAAGTTGAACTCAACCCTCAGTGGGTCTGAGCTTAGCATCCAAAGTCGGCAGGAAACTTCATAGCGGACGAGCCGCATCAGACTCGTCCGCTATTTTTTTTGGAGCTATCTCATGCCTAAGCACAATCTTGCTGACAAAGAAATAGACGATCCCATTTCAGCCGAGGGCAGTACCGAAACACAGAAGTTCTGTACTTCTTGTGGATTCAAGATGGCACTTGCAGAGTTTCACAAAGATGCAACAAAACCTGATGGACACAGAGACACATGCAAAAAATGCAGGTCTGAAATTATCGCCCAGAGCAAACAGCAGGTTCTGTCTGAAGAGCTTAAAAAAGTTGAGCAAGAAGGATTAGAAGCACTAAGTGAGTTGTCTTCGGGCGGAAGCTTCGACCCACATATCAATGAAGTGTTTGAGGCAATGATGAAGCCTTTTGGTGGCGTCAACGGATGGGCTCGCCATCTGTTCGCAACCTACCTTGCTTGTGATCCCGGCAGTCAAAAACGAGTGAAGATGCATGACATGCTCATGCAGCTTGCAGGCAAAGTCACAAAGCTGGGTCTTGCAGAACGACAGTTGGACATGATGGAAGAGAAAGACCTTTTGCAAGTAATGCGTGGTCACATTGTGGAGTTCCAGAAAGGGAACGATCTTCCACCTACTGCGATCCCAGCATTTGGAGATTCAGTGATAGATGCCTCACAGCCGGAGGTGCAAGATGGATGACATAGAGGGTGTTCCCCAGCAAGCGATGGAAAGCGTTGCGGCTGGAAACGCGAGCTTCAGTCGAAAGAAAGCTCTTCGTGTAGCGAACGAAATTGCGAAGCGACGAATTGAAGCTCTCAAACTATACAGGCCACAGCCAACCCAAGACGAGTTTCACAAATGCACAGCACCAGAGTGCATGTTGCAAGGTGGTAACCGTGGAGGCAAGTCGCTTGCTGCGTTCATAGAGGATGCAAGAGCTGTTCTTGGAAAAGACCCGTATGACAAATACCCGAAGCGTGACGGCGTACTCGCGGTGGTGGGCTACAAGGAAAGCCATATCGGCGGCGTTATCTACCCTTACCTATGTAAAGCAGGTGCTTTCAAAATCATCCGCGATGAAGAGACAAAGCTGTGGAGAGTGTACCGGCCTTGGGTTCCGCAGGACTTGGCAAGAAAAAAAGAAGCAAAGCCTGCACCACCGCTAATCCCACCGAGAATGATTGACAAGATTGTTTGGAAGGACCGTGGCAAGAATGTTTTCAGCAGCATCTACTTGAAAACAGGGTGGGAAATCAAAGCGTTTAGTTCGCGATCAAAGCCCGACCAGGGCTACCAAGCTGACCTGATACATATCGATGAAGACGTGCTTGACCCTAGGCATTACGAAGAAGCTGCTGGTCGATTGATTGACAGGAGCGGCAGGCTTATCTGGTCTGCATTGCCGCACGACGACAACGATGCAATCGCTAGGTTTTCGGAAAGAGCTGAAACGCAGGCTGAAGAACACGCAAGGGGTGCAGGAAAGCCAACGTCAGTAGTATACCGAATATCAATGGAGGCTAACCCATACTTGCCCGAAGAAGCTAAGAAAGCTGCCGTGGCTGGATGGAAGTCTATGGGGGATGACGTTTACAGAAAACGAGCTTTGGGTGAGCTGATTACCGACAGCGTTCTTATGTACCCGATGTGGAACAGAGCAATCCACGATGTTGATAGATACCGCGATCAAGTTGCAGAAGCTGCACAGTTTTTGCAAGAAAGAAAGGTTCCTGAAAACTGGTGCAGAAGACTAGCAGTTGATCCGGGTCACGACACGGGAGCGGCTGTGCTTGTCGCTACGCCACCAAGCGGCAAGTGGCATTTGGTTTTCGGTGAGATTTACATCAGGCAATGCACAGCAGCAAAGATCGCCAAGGAGCTTGATAACGTCACAAACAACACATGGTTTCAGACGTTCATAATTGATTCTCATGGTGGAAATCTAACGAGCTTAGACACTGGAATTGCGCCAAGAGAAGCTTACGAGCGAGAGATGGCAAAGTTGCAAGTCAAGTGCGTCGAGTCTGGCAGCAGATTCATTCCCGGTTGTAGTGTTATTGCTTACAGGGAGGAGGTAACGAGAGGGATGTTGTCTGTCAGTGCAAGCGGGTCACCCACAATCCTTGTTGATTTTGAAGCTTGCCCTAACCTAGACCGTGAAATGCGGCGTTTCAGAAAGAAGAAAGTCAATGGTCAGGTAGTGGACACAGGAAACCGCAGGGCCAACACGCACGCTATTGAGTGCTTGGAATACACAGCGACATTTATCAGCGACTTAACAAGTCCATACATCAAGCCAAAGGGCAGAAGACGAAAAATTACTCCCGGCCAGAGAAGGGTCAGGGAGTTTCACAGAAGAGTTAAAGAACGGCAAGAGGCCGCGAATCCATTTGGAACCAGCAGCACCATAATTCTCGGACCTCAAGGAAGTATCAGTGGCTAAAAAAGCAATCCGAAAAGAGTCAAGCCAAGCACCAGAAGTCATAGCAACGCCAGCCAAATGGCAGATGCCTCAGCCGTGCCGTGGGCAAGCAGTTGTTTTTTACTACAGAGCAACTGTATCCGAAAGAAATGCTGACATGGCATTTGTGACTTCAGTAGGAGAGCAGTCGATTGACGTAGCGTTCCGAGGTCAGGGCTACGCTGAGTGTATGCACATCTCAGACCCGCGACTTGAAGCCAATCCAGAACTTCGGCAAGAGATTGGCGGTGTCTGGAAGTTTACAGATGAAAAAGTAAACAACGAAGAAAGGCTGGCAGACCTTGAAGAACGAGTAAAGCAGCTCGAAAACAATGCAGGCGCACCACCTAAATCCTGAGAGAGATCATGGAAGATTACGGACAGAAGCCAACAGGTCGCCCGAAGTACCCGCTCAAGCCTATCGTTGACCGGTGGCGAAGGGTGTTTACATCTGCAAGGAAAGACAGGAAAGAAAAGTTCGATGTCTACGCTGACGAAGCAATGAACTTTTATGACGGCCCTGTCAATCACATGTGGAAGTCAATTAGGAACAGCAAGAAGGGCGGGAATCACGATGGCTTTCTGGAGCCAGATGTGCAGATGCCGCAGTTTGAAATGAGCGTCAACCGCTTGTTTGAAGCAGTGAGCATGTTCGGTCCTGTTTTGTACCATCAGAATCCGGTTATTGCTGTAACCCCGACTAAGCCCGTAGAAGTTGGGATCGAAACATTTTACGCATCGAACCCGGAAGCCTTGCAGTATCTCGGAATGACCGAGGCAATTCAAACAGGGCAGGTTAATGATCCAGCAATCGTGCAGACAGTGCAGGCACTCTATCAGCAATACGGCCAGATGGCTGAGCAGTCGCGTCAGATTCATGAGAAAAACAAAGATCACTCCAGAATACTTGAGTCGCTAAGCAACTACATCCAGCAAGAAGGAAGCAAGCAGGATGAAGCTCGTCTTGCAATCGCAGAAGCCATCATTACCGGACTTGGCATAGTAGAGATCAAGATGGAGCAGCCACCTGGCGGTGGTCCCAAGATGGCAAAAAGCAGATACCGCAGTAACAAAGATTTGCTCATTGACCCGGATGCTTGTTACTGGCGTGACGTAACTTGGATTGCACTAAAGACAATCGAGCCCGTCAATGTTGTTGAAAAGAAGTTCAACTTGCCGCCGGGGTCGCTCAAAGGAAAGTACGCCAAAAAGTCTGCATCTGACTCAGCACCAAGGGGTGGGAAGAGAAATGGCGATGGCAGCTATGCAGGAGTGTCTCACGACCTGATCGAATACTATGAAGTTTACAGCAAGAATGGAGCAGGTCAGAACCTAAAGCTTTCAGAAAAAGAAAAAAACATCGCTGGTTTAGAAGCGTTAGGGGACTTCGTTTACCTAGCAATCTGCGAGCAATGTCCATACCCGTTAAACCTTTCTCCTCAAGTAATGAACTCTGGAGACTTGCAGTCTGTTCTCGACGCCAGCTCTTGGGAAGTGCCTTACTGGGATGACTACTGGTCGGACGGTGGCTGGCCCATCTGTAGGCTAAGTTTTTACAACAAGCCCGGAGAAGTGTGGCCCATTAGTATGGTTAAGCCGTGCATTGGTGAATTGAAATTTGTGAACTGGTGCATGAGCTTTATCGCAGACAAGGTTGCAGCAGGCTCGAAAATCTACGTTGGATGCTTAAAAGAAGCGGCTGAAAATATCAGAAGCCAGCTTACCTCTGGAACTGGCCCCTTCAGCGTGATCGACCTAGAGCGAATCAGCGGCAAAAGCCTTAACGAAGTTATTACTTTTTTGCAGGCTCCTTCGTTTAGCATTGATATTTGGAACATGGTTGCACAAGTGAACAGTGCCATCGACAAGCGACTCGGCCTCACAGAACTAATGTATGGGCAATCAAGCAGGCAGATGCGTTCCGCAGCCGAGGCTCAGTATCGACAACAAAACATAAACATCAGACCAGATGACATGGCTTCTCGTGTTGAAGACTGGCTGTCGTTGTCTGCTATTCGGGAAATACAAGCAATGAGATTTGTTGCTGAGTACGAAGATGTTGCACCAATCCTTGGGCCTGTAGCCGCACAGGTGTTTGCCGAACAAATTTTGACGCAGGATGTGTCGGCCATAACGCGAGACTTCTCATATCGTGTCGAAGCAGGGACAGCTCGCAAGCCAAACAAAGATACACAGATCGCACAGCTCACAGATGTCGGGCAATACGTCCTCCCTGTTATTCAGCAGGCAATGATGTCGGGCGTAACGCGACCTTACAACGCATACATGAAATCCCTTGGACGGGCGATGGACATCGAAGTCGATGAGTTTCTGCTGGGACAAGAAGAACAGCAAATGCTCATGCAAATGAATGCACCTCCGCAAGCCTATCAACAAGAGGAACAAGCCAGTGAACAGCCAGAGACTTAAAAGCATTCAGCATGACATGGACACAGCCGGTGTGCGTGACATTTACGATGCGATGGTCAGCGAAGGCCAAAGCCCGAACATGGCAGCAATGCTTGCCCTTCAGCAGCCGCCGGGAAGCTGGAACACAGATAGTGATTTCAATCGTAAAGAAAACAACCGCATGTCAGGCATGGAGGATGATCAGATCGACAAAGTGGTTCGCATTGCGAAAAGAGCAGGAATCAACACTCATGGAAAAACCTACAACGGGCAGCTTGGTAAGTATGACGATCCGGGGGCGTGGGTGTCTGGGACCGGGGATGTGAAAGACACGGCTATGAGGAAGGGTCTTACAGTCAAAGGTGCTGTAAACGTAGATGCTTATGCTGGACCCAAGAAAAAGGTCAGGATTGCACCAGACATACTTGACGGCCTTGAAAAACGGGCAAGGTCAAAAAACGCAAAACTAGATGAAAAGTGCAAGAAGAGTGATAATGCAAGAATTGAGTTGCGGGAGCGGTTGACCAACAAGCACACCAAGCCGAAGGATTGACTGTGAATTACTTAATGAGCAACGAAAGAAGGCGTGAAGTTCGGTGGGTCGCAAGGACGGCTTACTTGAAAACAGCAGGACGTTTTATGACGCCGCATCTCAATCAACCTGAAATACTAAGAATTACGCTGGGAGAAACTAGGCAAAAGCTCATCGAAAGCAAGCGGTTCAAATCTGTTCTTGGCGGTGTGTTTCTTGCACTGGCAATGAAATTTGCAAGCAAGATCATTGAGCAGTGGATTGAAGACAATCTGTTCACCGAAGTTTCATTGCCAAGGTACTACACAAAAGGAGAGCCGGGATATGCTGAGAAATAACAAGAGCTTCCAATTTCTAGTCGGTTGCTTCGTTCTCTTTTTAGCGTGGAAGCTTTATACGGTTGGAGCATTCGAGTGGTTCCAGAAGAACGATACAGAAGGTTTCGAGAGTGTTTCGTTGGTCACGCTGTTGCTCACTGCGGCAGTCAGTGCGATCCAGATGGTTGGCCTTGTTGCAATCATGGTGGTTGGCGGACTTGCTCCAGCAGCGGAGAAAGCTGTCGATTACATCAGAGCAAAGATGCCGAAGGTAGACCGAGCTGCTCAAGTCATCGAGGAGAAGGTTGATGCTGAAAAACTTATTGCAACGCTTAATGGATTGGATGAACGCATCCGATCAATCGAAATCAAGGTGGGGGATGACAAGTGATCGACATCCTCAAAAGCAAACCTGTGCCTGCCCAAGAAAAGCAGAAGCCAAACAAGAAAGTAAGTGTGAATTTGCTGCTTGCTCTTGCGCTTGCATGGGTTGTTTACGACAGCAGCTACTGGAGAAAGTTTGTTCCTTCGGTTGTTGCCCCTTCAGAGAAATCTGCACAGGTGTTGTTTGTGACGGACGAGAGCATGACACCGGGCCAGGGTCAGGCGAGCGTCAGCATGAAGGTGGATGATTTCTGCGACAAGAACGACATAGAGAAGCGGCGACTTGAAGTCGGTCAGGATACATCCGGCGCAGAGCAGTGGCTGCAAGAGATGGCTGAGATTGGATACGGCCAAGCACCAGCAGTAGTCTTCCGATCAAAGTCCGGTCGGCTTGATTGCATTCCCATGCCTAGCAGCATTGAAGATGCTATCTCCGAGATAAGGAGTAGGCTATGAGCGACATCAGTTGGGATGCGAACACCGATCAAGTGTGTGGCTACGAGTCGAGAGACTGGGACTTGCATCCACAGTTCAGCTCGCACCCAGAGTACAGCGGAGCGATCTATCCAAGAAAAGATTGGGTAGAACTGATCGAGCTTCAAAAGAAGAATCGAACAAGCCCTATGGATGTCCATAAGGGAAACAACATTCCCGTAGAAAATCAGGGCCGATACGGCTACTGCTGGATGTACGGAACTGTCGGTTGCATCACCAACCGATATGCAGCGCAGGGCATTGATCCTGTGCCTAACCTGAACCCGCACAGTACAGCAGCGATGGGTAAGAGGTACAGAAACCAAGGTGGCTATGGAATTGAAGCTACCAGTTTCGTGCAACAGCGGGGAATCGCTACCTACGACACTTGGCCCCAGTACAGCAACAACAGGTCACTGGAGACTGATCCGAAGGTGATTGCAGACTGCAAGAAGCACAAGCTTGTCACCTTTGAAGAGATGCCACGCAACAGTTTCGATGCTGTGATGTCGTGTCTCATAGACCCCATCGACCCATCGCCATGCACATTAGCATTCTCATGGTGGAGACACTTAGTTGCTGGCCTGCAAGGACTCTATCGAGGCAGCGGAAGAAACATCGAGTATGGCGTTGGCTTCGTTAATAGCTGGGGTGAAAAGTGGGGTGACAAAGGATACGGCACAGTTTGGAACTCCAAAGCAAAACCATTTGAATCAGTAGCAGTTCGTTCCGTTAAGGCGGTCAAGGAAGGTTAAACATGAGACTTGCAAAACTAGCAGACGCTTGCCTGTATTTCATGGCAGGTTCAGTGATCTTCGCAGTTGTTGCTGCGTTCGTCGGGCAGATGTCTGAGGGTGCAACAGCAGAGGAGTATCGCGAGCATTACGAGAGTGTTTCTGAGCCGATCATTTTGACGGCGAGTGAAGCAGCAGAAGCTCATCTCATCGCTGCTAACAAGCCAGTTCGTTCAGCGGTCAGTAGCTGCGCAAACGGGGTGTGTGACGCAGAAAATGTCGGGAGAAATCAACAAGTCCCGACGAAACCTGTGCGAACCACCGTTCGATCATGCAGCCAGCGTGTCCGCCGAGGAATCTTCTTTCGGTGGAGAAAGCGATGATCTTAGCAACAGTGGACCCAACAACCGTTGGAATGTTGTTGACGGCTTGTGGAATCCTTGGCTCCGCCGTTGGCTTTCTATACAAGCAGCAATCAGCATTTCACCGGGACACATCGGAAAAGCTTGCAGCTTGTGAGTCTGATCGCGTTGCGCTTTGGGCAGAACTTGCCAAGCAGGCCGGTCGCAAACTGGACGAACTTAAAAAGGAACTAAGCAGTGATTGATTATCAACGCGACATTCAGCCTCTTGAGGGCGACCTCTCTGACGCTGAAATTGCAATTCACCTCAGCACACGAACTGCCAGCCCAATCGACGCACCGGCAGCGAGGGATGCCTTGCTGGAGTCAGGGTCGGTCGTCGTTGACCCGGCGACTGGGAATCGAATTGGTCCGTTGATCGAACACTACTCGTCGCTCACAGACGGGCAGGACAAGGTGCTTTTAGCATGGTTCTTGAACTATGTCTTCGGTGAAGGAACGGCTATCGAAACAAACAGCTATCCGCGCAGTGCGCAGTTTGCAGCAGTCGAAGGTGGGTTGCCAGCAGAGATCGCTTCAGTTGCAGCAGCAATCGTGATCGCATCAGGTGGTCGTCCAGACGAAGGCACTGTCGCTGCTGACGTATCTTCTGTGCGTGAGCTTTATCTTCTTAAACAGCAGACACAGGAAGAGATGCAAGAGCAGGAGATGAAATACGTCACGCTCTACAACCAGAACATTGCTCCCCTTATTGATGCCAGCAACTCCGACGATGCTGCATGGCAAGCAGCACTAAACAACATGGCAACTGAATGGGGTAACTAATGACTGCACTAAATGGTCCGATTTTATTTAATAGTTCAACTGGAAACGACTCTACTGCTTCCGGCTTAGGTCCATCTGTTGCAGTGATCGGATCAAGTGCAGAACTGGATGGTACGTCTACCGTCGATGTTAGCTTCGATATGGCGTCACTGTCTGGTATTTCATCCGGTGACTTGCTGTTCTGCGATACCACATCGGGTCGCAAGTTTAGCGTTATCGCAAGTGTTGATACGTTAAGCGGGACAATCACAACCGATGACTCATGGGGTACAGAAAGCGGTGTATCTTGGGCAGTCGGAGGCAAGCGAGCTACGTTTGATAATGCGGATAGTCGTCAATCTTTCGCAGATGCTAAAGGTAATTGGGATTTTCAAACAGAAACCAACCAGACAATATCATCAACCTTAGTGTTTGAGGCGAGTGGCATCATATCAGGTTCTTCAAAATACAAAGAGATAATCAACACTTCTTCTTCTCCAAGCATGAAGTTGAAATATCCAAGCGGTTACATACAAAACTTTCATTTCAAATGCACTAATGCAACAAAAGGTGCTGCATTTGTTGATGGATCTGGCGGTTATGGGGGTGGTACATGTCTCGATTGCAAGCTTGGAGATGATACAGACACAATCAGTAGTGTTTCTCAATCGGTAAATGGGGGAGGCGGTTCTCCAGCTTTGGTAAATTGTATTGTTTACAACACCACTGGAACTGGCTTTAACTCTGACGTGAATTGTGTCGCAATAAACACACTTATTCAAGATTGTGGAGGATACGGCGTACGGCCCCAAAATAATGCGGATGCTTATTTGGATAATTGCATAATAACAGGGTGTGCTTCGGGAGGAGTCTTCATCAACAGCGGTAACGGGGCTGGGTCGCTTGAATGTAGGAACACAATAATTTATGGAAACTTGGGGTCTGGCATACAGCTCAACATCAACGGTAGACCTTCAAGGATCTTTAATACAGTAATTTCCTCAAACTCCGGTTATGGGATTTATGGAAATATTTATGCCGAATCAAAAATCTACCAGCCATTCAATTTCAATATATGTTTTCACAACAACTCACTTGGTGAAACATATCTTTTCGACGTTGCAAGGGACTCAATCACCCTAACCGCCGATCCATTTACCGATGCAGCAAACGGTGACTTCTCGCTAAACAGCGATGCGGGTGGTGGTGCTGTTTTACGAGCAGAAACAATGGTCATGGGAAGCACGACTACCTACCCATTCAACCGGCTGACCGATGGAAGCGGCGGCGGCGGTAGCGGGTCAGCAGTACATCCTCTTTATGCAAATTAGGTGACGCATGACCACACCAAACGGTCCAATTTTATTTAACTCATCAACTGGTAGTGACACCGCAGCATCTGGACTAGGACCAACTACGCCCCTTATTGGATCAAGTGCGGAGCTAGATGGGACTTCGACAGTTGACGTTAGCTACGACATGACGCCGTTGTCGGGTATTTCATCCGGTGACTTGCTGTTCTGCGATACCGCATCGGGTCGCAAGTTTAGCATCATCTCTTCTGTTGATACGTTAAGCGGGACAATCACTACAGATGACGCATGGGGTACTGAAAGCGGAGTAGCTTGGGCCGTGGGAGGAAAACGGCAACAACTTTTCAATCCATCCTACACTCAATTTGCAACTGACATGGTTGCCGGATTTACGATTTCACTTGCGTCTGGTCACACAGAAACTCATACGTCAGCAACTCCTTTATTTAATTGCGGGGACGTTTCATCAGCACGAACAAGGATCATAGGTGAAGATCCTGATAACAAGCCGCTGTTCATCGACAATTCAAACATATTTAATTACGCATTTCAATTCTCAGGCTCGATAGGATTGGTTATCGAGAATTGTCATTTCCGCACTACCGGAAGGCATCAAAAATGTGTCTTTAGTCCAGCCGTCAACATGCTAATGATTGACTGTGACTTTGATACTACGATTGGAACTTACTCTACCTACGGCATTGTGTCAGGTCACTACGCTGTCTCCAATAGAGCTACCTTTGTTGGATGCACAATGGCAAAGATTGGCACAAAAGAAAACGCCTGTGCGGGCAGCGGTAGAGCTTACAGTTTTATCAACTGCAAAGGTTACAACACCACAATGGGTTTCTATTCACAGTCCTACTCTGGGTACGTTTCTTACTTCTTGAACAACCAAGTAGACTGCGATGATTTAGGAATTGGTGTTGACCATCAATACACCTACATTTCAGTAATCACTGGCAACATAATTCGAGTAGCAGACGGCGGGACTGCAATTTATCAAAGAACGGGGTTAGCCACAGGCAACAACATTTACCCATCTTTGATCTCAAACAACATAATTACAGGCAGCGGAACCTACACTGCTATCGAACTTTTGGCGAACATAAGTAGCCAGACTCGATTTAGGCAAGTCTATGCTCGGAATAATGCAATACATGGCGGGTCTGTTACTAGCATCGACCCTTATGACGATCAAGTAACCGGAAGCATAACAACCGATCCGCAGGTCACGGGCGACCTTTCCTCTGGCGACTTCACTGTAGGTAGTCAAGCGGTGATAGATCATGTAGGTGTAACGGATGCGGCATCGGGCGGTGGCGGTGGCGGCGGATCAACATTTCACCCATTAGCACAATAGAAATAAAATGGCACAAGAACAAACTGCTTATGCTGGTGATGACATCAAGGTGCTGGTGAACGTAATAGGTTCAGCCGGAGCGCATGTCGCAGCAGTAATCAACACAACTACAACTAGACTCGATGGGCTTTCTGCTGCTCCTACGGTAACGACTGTAGCAACAGGCATCTATCAAATTGTGTTTAGTGGGGTAACTCCTGCACCCGCAGAAGGTGACAGGTACACTTGCAAAATCAATGGAACGATTTCGGGAGTAGCTTGGTCGGAGTACGGAATCCCGGTGAAGATCGTTGCCGATGAACGAGGTACTGACAATGCAGACAAAACACTTTTTCAATTTCCATCAACCGCCGCAACAGCCAATACGGTGTCGTCTGTTGTTACAGTATCGCCATTGATTATATCTGCCAAGAAAGTCTTTATTCATCTTCGGTACAGCAGCACGGTTGACAACACACCCGATGCAAACTCCCACAGAGAGATAGCACTTCAACCACCTACTCCCGTAAACACAAGCACTGCACCCTCGGAAATCAACCTAAAGACGTACTTCGGTGCAGACAACCGCTACTCCATCAGCAACGAAATATCGTCCGCAGAGGTCGATATAACAAGCCTTGGTCTGGAAGTCCTTCACGGCGACTGGACGATCATTGTTCGCGACAATCAGGGGATGGGGTACAACCAGCAGGTTCATGGAGCAAGCATTGAGTTTTCGTCTTTGCCAGTCACAATCGGTGACGCTACGGCAGCAAGCCAGACATCAATATCAAGTGCAATCTCATCCCTCAATGACTTCGACCCTGCGTCCGACACGGTGGCAAATGTCACGCTGGTTGGAACGACGACCACAAACAGCGACATGCGTGGGACTGATGGTGCGAACACTGTCACTCCAAATACAACAGCACCCGACAACGCTTCAATAACTGCGATCCTTGCCGATACTAATGAGCTGCAACAGAACCAAGGTGATTGGGTGACAGCCACAGGTTTTGCAACTGTCAATCCCGACAATGCGTCTATCACAGCAATCAAAGCAAAGACCGATCAGCTCGTATTCACGGTAGCCAACCAAGTAGATGCCAACGCCCTGACGGGGGGAGGCGGGGATGACGCTGCCACTATTTACAATCATTTCACATCAAGCAATCGTCAAGACACGTTCAAGGCGACAGGCTTCAATACCGTTGCTCCTGACAACGCTTCGATTGCGAACATACTTGCAGATACAAATGAGCTGCAAGCAAACCAAGGCGACTGGCTGACAGCGACAGGGTTTGCAACCGTAAACCCAGACAACACCAGCATCTCGCTGATCCTTGCAGACACAAACGAGCTGCAAGGCAATCAGGGCGACTGGGCAACAGCTACAGGTTTCGCCACTGTCAATGCAGACAACAGCTCGATTGCAGCAATCAAAGCAAAGACCGACAGCTTGAGCTTTACGATAGCGAATCAAGTTGATGCCAACGCAGTCACGGGCGGTGGTCAGCCCATTGGATCAGGTGCAATTTCTCACACGATCACAGTCAACATCGACGGCAATCCTGCACCAGCAGTCGATGCTTGGGTTACGACTGATGCAGCAGGAACAAACGTAGTAGCTGGGACATTGGTGACTGACATCGCAGGCCAAGTGACGTTTCAGCTTGACGCCGGAAGCTATTACCTCTGGTGTCAGAGAAGTGGGGTCAACTTCAGCAATCCAACCGCATTCACTGTGAGCTAACATGACGACCATAAACGGAACTACCAGCAGCAGTCCAGCAGCACCAGCGATCACTCAAGACACTAGCAGAGTCCTGACTCTACAGGGGCTAGTATCTCATGTGATGGATGTGTTTGATCTGAGCGACAACGAGATGGATGTTCGCAGGGCAAAGCGATCAGCCATGTGGGGATATGAGCAGGCGATGACACGCCACCAGTGGAATCTGTACGACGATGAAACCACCGTCTACCTCAACGCTGAAGACAAGGAAGGGACAATCTCAATCAGCTCATCGGGAGTGGTGACAAGAACGTCACCAGCTTGGCCTGACTGGGCATCGCTTGCCTCTCTCTACATAGACGAAGAAAGAGCATACAGAGTCAAGTCGAGGGACAGTGACACTCAGATTACGCTAGAAGACTGGAACGGTCAGACTGAATCTCCGACAGTGTTTTCGTTGCGGCAAGACAGGGTTCTGATGCCTAACGAAGCCAGAGAGGTTTACGATGTTTGGCATCACGGCGAGGATCGCTGCCTTGAGCCGGTGGACGCAAAGTCGTTTCGCCAATACGACAGGCCAAGGATTTACAAGGGAAGTGACCCTCGACTGGTTTGCTTCCGTGCTGCGATGCTAGATGGGAAGCAAAGAACAGAGCTGAGGATAAGCCCTGCAACCACCAAAGCAATCGAGCTTGATGTTGCATACGCAAGGTATGCAAGGAATCCAAAGGTTCTTGAGTTCTGTTCCGGGGTCACAACATCTGGAACAACGGTAACGCTTGCCACTCCAATGCCGGTGGGTGTCAGCTTGGTCGGGTCGCTGGTTCGAGTGGCTGCTTCGACAGCAAACTCACCTGAGTCTGAGGTCGGTTTTGGGATCAACT